GTTTTGAGCACATTGATTTGGAAAGTAGGCCACACGCATAAGGTTAAATATTTAATATGAAATTGCCACCACTACTAGGAAACCTAGCTCAATCACAATTTTTTGTTTACGCTGCATGCGACGTAGAATACTTTGATGAATTTGGCCCTGCACTGATCAACAGTGTTCTAAAGAATACCACATTTGGCATTCATCTACATCTATACAATCCCACACTGGATCAAATCCAATATTGCAGATCAATTGATCGTGTAAGTATTACCTACGAAGCAGTGCCTATAGAAATATTTGATGTGGCCGCCGATCGTTGGAAAACTGTGCCCGCCGACCCAGAGTTGGCCGATCGCCGACGAAGAATTATTACTGCTATGGGCAAGGGCAAAGACACCAGCATACAACAACGAATACAAAGAACTTATTTTGCATCAGCTAGATTTATACGACTACAACAACTAATAAGACCAAATACTCAAATGTTTGCCATTGATATTGACGCTATTGTGCGCAAAGATCTACCAATATTAGATAACAGTCGAGATTTTTACATACATTATATCTCGGGTCGTAAGGCTAGATATCTAGCCGGGGGACTATACCTAACTGGTAATATCAATGGCTACGATTTTCTGACAGAATATGCTGGTGTTCTAAAAACCAACATCTCTGACGATAATCTATATTGGGGAATTGATCAAGACTTATTAACTGACTTGGTTCCAAAATATCACTGGAGTAACTTACCCATGGAATATATTGATTGGGAAATGCAAGATCGCAGTTATATTTGGACTGCCAAAGGTACTAGAAAAGATTTAGAGATATTTGTTAACGAGAAGAAGAAATACACGTCTTAATTGCAGCCCACAGTTGCCCCGACTTAACTTCATCGTTTGACCAGTGTATGTTGGCAATTTTGTTAATCCACTCATTTCTATCCGGCAATGGCGGATTTTCTATTTGTGCTATGTCAGTAAATGCAACGTCTGCGGCCCAACTATGCACAGGATCTTCGATGTAACCTGGAATGCCTTCTATAGCAGACACTACATTTGGAGTTGAATTTATACCTACCGTACACCAGCAGTTGATTAATGCATCTTTAATGCTGTCGTGTTTTGATATAGTGACCGATTTTCTGTATTTTTTTCTAATTTTATGTATCTGCTTTTCTCTTGTGCCATCACCCGGGTGCATGCGAATCATTATGGGGCGGGCGCTGTGCTGTCGAATTTTTGTAATAATCGTGTCTAGCCACTCTTCCTGATCAATAAACATATTGAATCCTTTTGGCCGTTGGCAAAATATTAAAATATGTTCGCCAGTAGTGCGCCAAGGTTTTAGTTCTGCACCGTGCCACTGACTATACGTTGTCCATTTGGTAGTGTCTAATTCACCAAAAAAGTACTTGCCGGAGTCTGGATATACGCTGTTTAAACTATAGCGGTGCCATTCATGTTCCTTACGAGCATAATGTAGTACATTACTATCAACAAATATTGCTGCGGACTGTTGTGCTTTGAGAAGATTAATAATCTTCTTACGGAAGTTGTCTTCGAGGGTATATCCTAGCACAAATCCAGCATCTAGTGATTGACCTGGCAATGTGTTGTCTCTAAATTCAATTACTTCGTCACCATTGGCCAACACACCGGTTTTAAAATTATCCATGAGCATGACCTTGTTACTGAACTTAGCCGGATTGCTAATCGAGTTGTAAAAGATACCTACTTTCATTCAACGTTCCAATCTTTAGATTTGGTCATTGATATGTTGCCTTCTTCTGGCAGGGTATTGCGACCCATAAGATAGGTATGAAGATATATAGGTGTAATAAATTGATTAATTGCGTTGTCGGCAGGCGACCAATAGGCTTTATAAAACTTTACCAAACCCTTGGCCGCGTCTGGAGTGATAGCATATCCGCTGGCTCCGGGCATGCTGAAGTTTATCCATTTTACAATCCTAGGTACACCTGTTGGATTTTCTAAATAGGTTTTTTGAGGATCTCTCATGTAAGAACTTTTACCTAAACTCAATACCAATACTCCGTCAAAGTCTACAGGTTCATACTTTCTATAAAACTTAACATCATCCTCAAAAATCATGATTGGTTCGCCCAATTCAATGCATTTATTCCATAATGCATAGTGACTATAAAAACATCCAACAACACCTGGGCGACTTAATTTTCCAATATCTTCTTGTCCAACACGTTGGCGTTTATATATTGTGCTGTGAAACTCTTGTTTAAATTCTTCCCATAATTCCGGCCTAATATATTCTTTAATCTCGCGGTTACTTAATTTTTGATTTTTAATACTGTACGGATACAATACTTTTTTTGATTTGGCTGCCAGCAACACTGCCTCATCACCGCGGGTTCCTTCAAATAAGTTGGCATCAATTCCATACCCGGTCAGGGTTTCTAACATGTAAGCACTGTGCTTTACACTGTGTTCGCGGTCTGGGAGGTAAATGATAAAGGCTTGCATTGTAAATAAATAATAGTAGTAGTTTATTTATAGTAAAGGAACACGGGGTGCAAGATAACGATAAATTGTTGGGGTTAGAATATAGAGAAAGCCGCAGGCATCCTGGAACATGGTTGTGGCCCAGCGAAGATATCTGGGCATGGAAATGGTTAAACAAAATAGGTCACTGGGACTTACCGGTTCAAATTGCCAATTTGTGTGAACATAGAAACTTAGTGGTACAGGCCGGCGGCAATGCTGGACTTTATCCCAAACAATATAGTCAACTGTTTCGGTCAGTTGTAACCTTAGAACCCGACTACAGAAACTTTACTTGTTTGTGTCGCAATGTATTGGAAAAAAATGTTGTAAAATATCAAGCAGCCGTGGGCGATGTAGAATCAATGATTGAATTAGAAACCAACCCAAGATGGAATGAAACTAATACCGGTGCATTAAAAATAAAAGGCCACGGCAATATAAAACAGATTACAATTGATTCATTGGATCTGGATCCAGATTTGATACATTTAGACATAGAAGGGTTTGAAGCATTTGCATTGCTGGGAGCCAAAGAAACCATTACCAGATCAAAGCCATTAATTGTGCTAGAAACAAATGGCAGCGGAGATGAATATGGATGGCCACAAGAAAAAATTGACAATTTATTGAACTCGTGGAATTATAAAATTCATGTCACATGGGATCACGACACTGTTTACAAATGCGCTGGATAACGTTATGAGAAACTTAGAACAACTGAAAAAAGACTTTGTTGAATTAAAAATTCAACCCACTGCTTGGCTAGGCGATAGTCCAACCCGAGTTGACACCTATACACGGTATGCCCAACAGGTTGATCGTATTGTGGAGTTTGGAGTATATACTGGACTAAGCACTTGTGCATGGTTAGCCGGCAATCCTAAATATCTTCGTAGTTACGACATCACCGATGCAAATTTAACAGTATTACCCGAATTAATGCGGTATGCCCAAGAACACAATATAGATTTTGAATTTGCCATTGGCAACAGTCTTGAGCTAGATATAGAGCCTTGCGATTTGTTGTTCATTGACACGGTACATAAACGTCCGCATTGTTTAGCAGAGCTAGATCGTCATGCCAAAAACACACAGCGGTATATTGTATTGCACGATCCCAGCGAATGGCACGGTGTATTTGAAGCAGTTATTATATTCCTACATCATAATAGAGGGTGGCACATAATTGAACACTGTAATCGAGGTTCTGGACTACTGGTGCTAGAACGTTACCGTGATTAATATTGTTTGCGTATTAAGGCTAGGCGGCAAGGTTGGGTATGATGCTACCTGGGTGGAAAAATTAAAAAATTCTGTTGCTAGAAATTTAGCATTGGAACACAAATTTATTTGTCTAAGCGACGTAGACGTTCCGTGCGAACGCATACCATTGATTGGCACGGGTGCTGGATTTTGGTCCAAACTGGAACTGTTTCGTCCTAAATTATTTAACGGTCCTGTACTGTATATTGATTTGGATACTGTCGTTTGTGCTAGTCTAGATGATATGGTTAACAAAATCAAAGATCAACAGTTTGTTATGTTATTAGAAACAGATAAAAATGTAGTGTCCAGTGCCGTAATGTGGTGGCAAGGTAATCATTCGTATCTATGGGATCAATATTTAGAAATATCTGCAGAAGAGATAAAAGAACAATATTCAAAAATGCCCAGATATGGTGATCAAGCATTCATAGAAGACTACACTGATCATACTCTACTTCAAGATTATATTCCCGCTGAGTGGATTGGATGGTCTAGTCAGCCAGTGGCCTCACCCGACACTAAGATTTTAATTTTTAGAAAAGTAAGTCAAAAACCTAGCACTATGATGGATCATCCACTAGTGAAACAGCACTGGCATTAAGTTCGTTGTAAACAATAATCAGTTAACAAGTGTTCTCGATGCCACTCTTCTGCTTGTGGCGTGTCGGCAAACTCATGAAAACTAGGTGTGCCTAGTGTGTAGTGTAACAGTTTAGCATCTTTGTTAGGTCCAAACTCATCTGGCAACCAATTCCATTCTTTAGGCAAGGTGCCAATACGGTTGTCTGCTAGCCAACTAAACCTATGCAGATATGCTCCGGTGCTGGCTTGCACAAACTCTGGTGTTAGCTTACGGTTAGGATGATTTGCACAATTCCAAAGTATTACACTGCTCCAATTCTTACGTGGATAATCTTCGTTCTTTGAGCCAAGATATTTTTCCTTCATCCGTGTTTTATAATCATGCTTGACTACCATGACGTCAACATGGCTTTCCTGTAGATTCCATAGTTTAACTATATCGTCACGCACAATCATGTCGCCGTCGATGAATATGGCCCAGCCGGTATAGCTCATCAAGTGTGGAACCAAAAAACGACTGTAGATAAATTGATTACTACCGTCGGTGTGTGTTTCATTGTAATCTTTGAGTAGATTTAATGCCAACGGAATAATAGCGACGGGTTGACTAGCGTGTCGAATAATGCTGTTAGCACATACGTGATATGCTACTGCTTCTCTTGGGTCGTATCCAACAAAAATTGGAATTGGTGTCATAGACGCTCAATGTCCTCTTCTACGCAGTTAGGACCATATTGTATTTCCACAATGCGACAAGGTTGGTCAAATGGATTATATAAACGATGCCATTCATTTGTGGGTATATGGTAACTATTGTGAGTTTCTAAAGATGTTTGTCGTTGGCTTTCACCTTCCACTGCGCATCGACCTTCTGACACATGCCAGTGTTCTGCACGATGTTGGTGCCGTTGCATACTAAGACTACATCCGGGCATGACAGTAAGTTCTTTAACTTTGGTTCCAGACACTTCGTGTAGTACACGATAGTGGCCCCACGGACGTTCTGTCTTGGGTGCTTTCCATTCTTGTAATATCCAACTGCTACTGTTGGCTTTGTCTTTGCCACCCACACCAAATGCAAATTCCACACCGTTGACTGACATTTCTGGAATATTTTCTTTTGTGCGATCGCCGCCGTTGGCAAAGATAATTTTTGCATCTGGATAGTGAGCCTGAACTTGCTGTAATAAGTGACAAGCGGTTCCGTCTTCGTCGTCAAACGTGTATACTTCATCCACCTGTTTGAGATTGTTGAGCACACAAAGACGTTCGGTCCAGGGCATGAATGCGCGACCTTTTTTACGGGCAAGCCACTCGTCGCTGTTGATGCCTACAACAAGCATGTCGCCTAGTAGGCGTGCATGTTTAATTAGTTTGATATGTCCAGAATGTACAGGATCAAATCCACCGCTTACTACCACAATAGTTTTCATACGGATATTTATACGCCGTTAATACCCACTCTGCTAGATTGATTATTTCACAGCCATGCTCATCAAGCTGTGATCGATCCAGGGCACAACAAGATCCTGCTGGCGTAGGTAATTGTGTGCGTGTATGCTTTTCATGGCAGATTCGGGTAATAGGCCAAGTTCAGATAATGTATGCCAAGAAGCGGTAGTTGGGTCTTGCGGAGCATGGGCACTTTTATAAACTACGGCATGAATCCACCGATCTGTGGGTGCTTGTCGGAAAAATCCTGAACCACAATCCCAACCTGCAGTGGCCAGCTGGTAGATTAAACTGACCATGGTGTGGTGATAATAGCATCCCGAGGACAGATGGTAATCTAGTTGATTACGATGTACTCGTTGGGTTACTGGCACAGCCAGATACAACATGGCTCCGGGACTGGCCAAATGCCACCAATTGCTTAATGTCTTTACAGGTGCGTGTGTGTACTGAAAACTATCATGGCACCATAGCACGTCAAATTCCCCAGGAGATGCTAGAATTGTGCCTTCAAAATTGCCAGATTGATAAAATACAGTATTGCACTTTTTGGTTAGCGCCAGGTTGGGTGCTAAATCTATGCCAGTGCATCTGATGTTCAACGGTTGAGGAACTTCATCTCTGGTGGTCCTTGTAGCCCACCACTCAAGATCATCACCTGTGCCACATCCGAGATCTAGCACAGTTTTAATACTGGCCATAAAATCGTCGTATTCGTATAACCGATTTAGAGTTTCAAGACTGTGACGGTGGCTATCTCCAGGATGTATAAATGTCATACCTGTATATCCTCCATGCCGGCGGCTCTGAGTCTAACTATGTGCCCTAACATAAAGTTTTTAGATTCCATGGCTTTTAGTATGCCCAAATATCTATTGCGTAACAAGGCTACTTCATTTATGATGGTTTCAAAATCAATGACTTCGTCCTCACCATCTACGTATTTTTCTGCGTCTCTGCTGGTTAGTGCCCTGGCATAACCTTCAAGATATTTTTGAAAATGTTTACGGCGAATCTTGCGTAACTGTATATTGAGATGATTCAATACCGCTTCAATTTCTTGTAACTGGTTGAAACGATGTTCAGTAATGCCAGGTAATGCTGTGATATTTTTTTCAACAAGGCCACCAATACGTACATCACGCTTGGCATCTTCTAGCTCTGTTTCGTAATGAGCTATGAAATCAGGAATGTTACCTAGACTGGCAACAATCTTACTATACCACATCAGTAATCCTCGTCCTCGTATTCTTCATCTTCGTCATCATCATTAATTTCATCTTCATGATCTTTAAGATAACTTGTAAGAGCACGTTTAATTTCATTATCAGTTTTAAATACTGATTTGATTTCGTCAGCGTCGGCATCGTTGTCAATTAACACACTTACCAATGTTTCTGCGGCTTCGTCACGATCTTGTGGATTAACATAACGTTTGAGCTCGTCCCAAATTTCTTTACTTAATTCTACACTCATTTTTATTCCTCCGCAACTGTGTCTTCAATACTTACCGTTTTTTGATTATTAAAGTCCAACATGAGTTTATCTAAACATCCGCCTTCGTTGGCTTCCCACTTTTTGCGGAACTGTTTGATGATTTCACCATCGCTGGTAACAAACGCTAGACTGTTGCCTTCCTTTTTAAGCAGGCCACGTTTCTCAGCCATGTCCACCATGCCTGAGTACGGGTTCATACCTGTTTCATAAGGAATTTTGACCTGTACACCTTCAAACGGTTTGGCATAACGAGTTTTCATTACTTTACAACCAGCACGGATACCCATGACATCGGTAATCTTGTTGCCATCCTCGTCTTCTTTCAGTTTCATTTTCTTCATAGCAACTACAATACTTGATGCATAGATAAAGCCTTGACCACCTGAAATTTTATCATCTGGATCAAACATGTCTTGGCTAGCGTAGGTATGGTTTGTACATACCAGACCCACGTTGTAACTACCAAACATGTTGACACAATTACGAACCAATGCTGTCAGTGCTTTGGGTTTACGACCCAAGTCACCTTTCATTTCACCTGCATCAAACTGATTTACGTCAGTGGGTGTCAACAACATGCCCAAGCTGTCAATAACAAACAACACCTTTGGGCGCTCGCCGTCTGGAAGTGCTTTATAGTCACTCATGAATGTTGAAATTGTTTTGGCCACATCATCGATCATGGCCATTGACAATTTAAGTAATTTGCTATCGCTAGTATCAACTCCTAATGCCTTGAGCCAATCTTCATCCAGCGCATTTTCACTGTCAATCAAAATAACAAAAATGCCTTGCTCTTGTGCGTTCTTAATGATGTTGCCTGAACAAAAATAACTCTTGCCTGCACCAGACTCACCGGCAAATACTGTAACTTTGCCTAACGGGATACCTTTGTTAAAGTCGCCTGAGATCAAGTAGTTGAGTGCAAAGTTACCTGTGCTGATCCAGTCGGTGGGATCGTTAAATCCGATCGATAGACCATCAATGCTCTTGGTAATGTCCTTACGGAATTTTGATACGTCAAATGGTTTACCCATGATTAAGTTCCTTCTTTAAGTTTATATAATTCTGTAAAAATTTTACTGCTGTCTACTCCACGTCTTTGATCCATTACAGCTAACTTCTCAAATGACGTTGTTAAGTTCTTTTCAATTGGTTGTTCTATATAGTGTAACATATTTCGGTAACTGTCTTCAAGCAAGTATCCCGGGTGCTCGTTAATTTTAGACTCCAATTTAGTCTTTAGTAAGTTTAACATATTTTCTGGCAAATGTCTAATGTTTAGATGTTCTGGAGTTAGCAATGCTCCTATGATAAAGCTGTTGTTATGGAATCCTAACCCTTTGAGGTAATCTACACAACCAAATATTGTGTCATAGTTTAATAAAAACCACAACATATTAAAACTTATCTTATGATCGAGTTTTCTAATTACCGTTAAATTATCTAAAAAATCAGACCATTTGCCGCCAAATCGAATATATTCAAATTCTTTTTCTACAGTTTCTACACTCACAGTCCAGTGAACATTTTTAAACTTGCATACTGCATCAAACACTCCGGTATCAACCTTGCTAAGGTTAGTGTTTATCCTAAGATTAACATCGGGGTTTAATTTTTTAAGTAACTCTAAATTTTCTTTCATTAGCAACGGCTCGCCGCCTGCCAAGTAAACGTGTTTAAGAGTGGGTGCGTGTTTAAAAATATATTCTTTAAACTCAGCACGTTGTAGATCTGTTGGTGTATCTTGTACCACTTGAAGTTCTTGAACCCATTTACTACTAAATCTAGGCCCGCAATACACACAAGAAAAATTACATAAATTAGTCCACCGAACATCAACTGTTTGCAAATTAAAATTATCAACTTGGTATGTATCAAGCGGTGTTCGTTTGAATTCTCTTATGTAAAAAATTCTATCGCTGATAATGTCAAATCCTTTTTTATTGTGCTCAAGATCATAACAAGTGTGACATCCAACAGCTGGCTGATTATTAAGAATGTTGGTTTGTTTACCTACATTCTTGGTTCCGAGCAGTATTTCCTCAATCGGTGCGTCCTTGATATTGCCAAGTGTATCATCACTACGAATGCAGTTTTTAACTGCGCCGTCGGAATTGTACATGAGCCCTGTCCATGGCATAGGACAAAAATGTCGATTTGTCAGTACGTCTTTAGGATTCATTTATACAATGGTCCTAGTGATATATCTGGTATTGTTAAATTATTATTTTTGGCCATATCAAATAAATCTAATAAAGTTCTAGCCCAGTTATTAACATCTGCCGCAGGTGGTACAGTTTGTCCAGGTTGTGTGGCAATGTATCCAGGTCTAACAATGGTAATAGTTATACCAAGACGTTGATGGCGTAGCTGTTTGACCATTTCTTCCAATGTGACTTTTTGTTGATGATAGGCCACCATATCCAATCCAGGTAGTACACTAACAGGATCTTGTGTCATTATGGTACTGATTACTATAATGTGTTTTTTGGTGCCAGTCCAGCGTTGTGCCATTTCAAATAACAACTCAGTCTGTGCGTATCCAGCTTGTGCATTGTTCACAAACACATCGCACGACTCAATCTGATTACAAATTTTAGGTATGTTACGAATGTTATTGCCTTCGCGTTGACTAAGTCCTACAACCTCATGTTTATCAAGGACATATTCTTTAGCCAGTGCTTGACCTATACCTGCAGTATGTCCCGTAATTGCTATTTTCATTCAATGCCTCTTAACTGTTTTTGTTTGCGTATGTATGCATCTCTGGCAGCATGGTCGGTGTTATCAACGCTTAGTTCCGCGGGCATTTTTAAATATGCATAACCATGATCAATGCCATGTTCCTGGGCAAAAGCTTGTATATTAGCCAAATCATCTACATTCAATACACTAACTGTGGTCCATAAATTTAATTTTACCGGCATGGTTTTGTATTGCATTAGGTTAAGATAAAAAGTTTCCCAAGGAATGGGCCAACGCATAAACTCATGAACCGGGCCAATTCCGTCACAACTAACTGTAACAGTAACCTCAATGCCACGTTGAGCTATTTCAGTAAGCTCGTCTAATACAATATTACAATTAGTATTGAGTCTTAGTGTGCGTAAATTTGGTGGTAAGTTTGCCAACAGTTTTTTATAGTTTTTGCTGTAGCTTGGCTCGCCGCCGTTGATGTCTAGGTGCCTGATGCGTTCCTGAGGCAAGTTCCAATATGATGTGCTATTATTGATTACAGGAAATTTGTTGCCGGTTAGTGCACCAATGCGAGTACTACAATCAGGATTACAAGTTTGGCAAGCTGCATTACATACATTGTCTAGTACTCCACCTACTTGAAGATACTCGGAATCGGATTCAGATTCATCCAATGCAATAGCATGTATTCTTACACTGCTAGGACTTTTCACTTCAATTTCTTGACAACGCACACATTCTTTGGGCCATGTGTCAAATTTAAATAATTCCTTTGTATTAGCCAACCACAAACTAGACTCCATATCTGCCAATGAAGCATATTGCGGAGCATTGGTCATGTGACCACAACGGCTAACTGTGCCATTGGGATTAAAACGAACAAAATGATCTAGTCTAGGGCAGTACATTGGTTATGTTGAGAGATTTTTTAAAAACTAAATCGTACAGATTAGAGTGGTTATCTTGTACATAAGTTAGTAACTCATGTATTGTAACTGTTTTGCCTATATGATCAATTAAAATTTGATCTAATGCGTAATATAATTCTATTGACGTCCAATTAAAACTATTAATTTTTTGTCTGAGTTCATCAGTTAATGGTTCTACTCTAGCACGACTATTAACGTGTGTTAGTTGGCTAATTTCTGTTATAGGACTAAATGTCACTAAAATGTTGGGGCGAGTTAAACGAGCTAGATTTAACAGCCAAAAAAACTGCGGAGCATAGTGCCTATTCAAAAACAAATATCTATTAACAAAAAATAATACAGTATGTTGGTCCAGATCGTTGCCTTCTGCGGCCAAGTGTTGTAGATAAGTGTTTATTCCACTTAGAAAACGCTCACGAGGATCTCGTAAAAATATTCTAATTGGCGTGTTAATTTTGACAATATCTTGTTCTGGCACAAATGTCCATCCTCTAGATTCCATTTTCCAGGTTAACGAGGAGCGACCACATTTAAAAATTGGATAGACAAATTGCTGTGAGGCAACTTGAATCACCTCACAGCTATCTGGGAAGATAATATTATCTACTTCCGAAAACATTGTTTATGCCTTTTGACGGGCACGGATCATAGCTAATATATCTTGTGCTTTATCACTAGAAGCTGGTTTAGCTTCTACAGGAGCCGTCGCTACTGCTGGCTCTTCGTCATCAAAGTCACTTGATACAGATGCTGGCGCACTTACCACTGCTGGAGCACTTTCTGTTGCAGGAGCACTGCCACTACCCGCTGGAGCCGAAACTCCTGCTGGGCGGAAGTACTGACCCCAACGTTCTGTGTCATAGCTTTGACCATCTACTGACGCTTCAAACATTTCTTTAATTACCCGAACTTCTGCTTCGGAGGGTTTCTTAGGCAAGAATGTTGATAGATCAAACAAACCGTGTTCAGCAATGGCCGCTTGTTCAGCTTCTGAGAGTGCTGTTTCTTTGCGTGACCATTTAGATCCTGAATAATCAGCAAAGCCGCCTTTGGCGCCTTTGGTGATACGGAAGTCCAACCCACGCATCAAGTCTGTTGGTAATTCTTCCAATTCTGGATCCATCAATGCTGATTTGATAGTTGTAAAAATCTGAGGACCAATGATAAATCTACGGATTGGGTTTGCTGGAGCCTTGTCGTCAGCAATTGGATTCTCGCGAACAAAGCCTTGGAAAATGTAACTGCGTTTCTTCCAATATTTACGACCCATTTCTTCTAGACTTTTATCTTTGAACCAAGTGCGAACTTCTGTAAGCACTGGACAAGTTTCTTGCCACATTTCCATACACGGAACTTGTACATAAACTTGTTTTGATTCCAT